ACGATAGGTAAATTAAATTCTACAGCTAGACCTCTCAACTCTTCAGCAATGGCTTTGATATATGTATAAGAATTGACCCCGCCACCGGGCTTAAATCTAGAGGATGCACAGATATTCAGATAGTCGATAAAGATAACATCTGGCTTAAACGAACGTTTTAACGATAATTCGTTCAATAATCCCTTGAAATGACCTACGTGAGCGGACGCAGTAGGATATTCCTTGATAATTAACTTACCTTGAGACTTACCATTAATCTTATCTATTCTACCTTCAAACATCTGTTTAGGTAGATTCTTTAACTGATCGATTTCAACATTCAGTAAATTAGCATCGACCCTTTCGGCAATACGTTCTTCAGCCATCTCCATCGTAATATAAAGAACGTTCTTTCCTAGAGCCAGGTTCGCAGCAGCCATGTGACACATGAAAAGAGACTTACCCACACCAGTACCAGCCAGAGCAATATTAAGCGTCTTGTTTGGTAGGCCTCCATTTGTGATTTTATTGAATAGCGAAAGATCAAACGGAAGGCGAGACTCCACCCGATTATAAAAATCAAAGCGATCAGAAGAATCTTCAAAGTAATCATGACCCACGGAAGAATCAAAGCAGACACCTAGCGCCTCCTGTAACAGTGATGGTATACCATCTTTACTAAAGTTCTTATCTCTACCCTCCATAATACCAATCGATTGAAGAATGGCATTATAAACGGCTTTATCTTTACAAAACTTTTCAGTTTCGTCTAACAGCCAATCTTGATTCGGTTTATCGAATGTTTCTAGATCTTTTACTAACTGACTCGTCTCTTTAAACGTACCCTCTGCAAGATTAGAGTTCTGCAATGCAATAAAAAGCGCTTCTACAGTTGGAGGCTTATTATACTTAACAATAAAATCACTAATCTGTTTATATACTACCCTCTCACTCTCATCCGTAAAGTACTCAGACTTTACAAACGGTAGAACCTTTCGCATGTACTCTTCATTATGTACCAGATTCCTTAGAATCGTTATTTCCAGTCTGCTTGAGATCATTAATTGCTTCTCTTAAAATATCGTTAATAATTACTTCGACTACCGCTTTAAAGGTATCACTTTTTATATCTTCATCTGTAATTAATTCTGGCTTATGTACTACGTGATAGTCAAGAGCAAGTTCGTTACTACCTTCGTCAGGCCAATCTAACTTAGCAATCTGAACAGTTACACCATTGAACTCACCATCGATAATTTCAAATCCCCAGTCATTACCTACAAACCAGGGTTTAAATAAATCATTCCTCAACATCTGCATACTCCTTGGTAATATCCTCATCACTCAAGATCGCACCATTAGCAACTTGATAGGTAGTCTTTACCCATTCCTGGAACGAGGGTGATTGAAGAATAGGTAACCAGAACTCTTTAGTATCGCATTGTGCTGCTCTAAACTTCTGATCTTCTACTTCACCGGTATCTTTATTAACGCGAGAATACCAACCGTTAGAAGGTTTAATAACGTGACCAGATTCTAAAGCCATATCTAGTAAACCAGACCAGCGACTGATACCACCATCGTGACGAACCGTGACAGGTATCTTAGATTTCTCTCTTACATAACGAGACTTCTCAACGTTAATAATAAAGTTATAACCTACAACCTCTGTACCTTCTTTTTCTTGCTGACGACCAAGGATAAAGATATTATCGGCGGCATAATAAGAACCAGTACCACCACCTACCACATCCTTAGAATATAGTTCCATAGTCTTATAGGTGTGGTTAACTACAATCATAGGAATATCTTTAAGAGATAGGTGAGGTGTAATCATACGGAACAAAGACTTAATCTGCTTAGCCCTTGACATATCGGCTACTGACTTACCTTCAAGAGCATCCTCGACTTCTTTCTTAGATGCAAGGTTACCAATAGAGTCAATAATAATAATCAGATGATCACTACGCTCTACCCCTTCTAACTGAGTCATTACATCAAACTTTAACTGCTCAATATTAGTTAGAGGCGTATGAATAACACGCTTAGAATCAATACCGAAAGAGTCAAAGTATGACTGAGGAGTACCGAACTCAGAATCATAAAAGAGTAAAGCCGCATCGGGATACTTATCCAGATACGACTTCGCCATCAACAAAGAGAAAGCAGTCTTAAAGTGTTTCGAAGGCCCGGCCCACATAGTTAGACCAGGGGTTAGACCCCCGTCTAGTTTACCCGACAATGCAATATTAATCGCCGGGATAGAAGTAGGAATCATATCCTTCTTCTGAAAGAATTTAGAATCGGCTAGAATAGCCGTATCCTTAATCGTAGAGTTCTTCTTAATCTTATCAAGTATAGACATTGTATAGTTCCTTATAGATCACTTATTATAATATAAATCAGACGTAAGGTCAATCGATTACTGGCACCAGCTTTGCTTGGCGTCACCGTAATACTCACGAGCTAACCCGTTTTGAATTAGTCCTGCTCGAACGCTTTGTCCATTGACAATAATATCACCTAACACACGACCGCCAAATTTGTCCCATGCGTATAATGTAACTTGTATCTTACCGCCTTGAGCGATCAACTGTGAAGTCCATTTACTGGCCAGCTGTGCTCTTTGATCCTCTTGTGGACACTGTGCTCTATGTCCTTTTTCTGGTGTATCGACACCGAAGATACGAACTGCTAGTTCTGGTTTAAGTGGTGCAGGTAAGAACGGCGCTGCAATAACAATAGTATCCCCGTCACTTACTCGTAAAACTTTAGTATCATAGGTAGCTGAATTCTTAGGCATCTTTTGAGCAAAGGCCTGAGTAACTAATAGTAGCGAGAGAATTGCAATATACTTTTTCATCCGAATAATCCTTCTAGAGATGCGGTTTCTTTAACTTGCCAGCCAATACAGCTGAGTAAAGAGTTAAGGGGTTCAAGAAATGACTTCTCAAACATTTTATCATAATCAATATACTCACGTATTTTAAATTCAGGAGGAACTTCACCAGCAAAAGTAATAACGTGGGTACCAAGGGGGTTAGGTTCACGAAGATACAAAAACTTAATCTTATCACCTTCTTGAATCAGTTGATACTTCTTCTCTAGTCCCTTACTTGTGACCAGATGATTATATATCAACGCCCCCCTCACGTGAATAGGGGTACCCTTTCTAAAGATACCGTTAGAGTCAGCGTACTCTTTGATACCATTAACACCTCGGGGAAAAGCAATGTCTTCAGGGTCCAGGCTATGCCACCTGGCTTCCAAATCTACTACATACTTTCTCAAAGTAGTTTCGTCCTTGGTAAGTGCAATCGCCACCGCCTCCTTCAACGCCTTTCGTACCGGGGCAGGAGTAGAAGATCTAACAATCTCCATACCAAGTACTTTTAGTTTAGGAGGATCGTATGCAACCCCTTCGGAGTTATAAACGTTAACTGCATAACGTTTCTTAGCAATCCAGATACCCCTGTCAGCAATAATCTCTCGCTTAAACTTAATCTTACGCTGGTAAGTATTCAGATAATCCGAAATAGACTCACAAGCATCATTGATCGTCGGTTCAATTTGAGTTGCGCAGTACTTGTCGAGTACTTCAACGATTGCTGACTTTTCTTTACCTGCAAGATTCTTCTCAACAAGAGCACCAAGAGTAATATAGGTAGAATCGGTATCAGCGTAAAAAGAATAATCAACATCCTTAGTACCTACTTCCTTATTTACAAATTCGTTTAATTTTTTAGCAACCGACCTAATTAAAAACTGACCGGTCATAGTGATACCTTCGGCAATACGAATATCGTAATACCTAAAGTGAATATTACCCATTGCACCGTAAAGAGAGTTCATCAAAATCTTAGCAGCCATCTGCTTGGAGTTAAGACTAGATATCAAACCAAGATACTTTTTATCTTTAGTTTCTTCGTACTTAGCCTGAGCAGCCAACATCTCTTTCTTCGCCACCTGCCTGGAGGTAAAGTAAAACTCAATAAGTTCAGGGAAGATACCTTTCTTCTCACGTGTAAAACTCTGCCCGTTCGCAGTCATAGACCAGTTATTCTTATGCAACTCTGAAGTATTTACTTCGTGATCGATCAACCGCTGGATCGATCTTTCATCATCAGCTAAGAACTTTTGTCCATCTACCAACGTCTCCGGAGACATATTCCAGGTCATAATAATAGAAGGATACAGGGATGTAGCATCGAAGGAAACAACCCAGTCGTAGCGAGAAGGTTTAGGTTCCTTAACATACGCACCCATAATGGTACGATCCTTATCTGGATCAACACCAGGGGGATTATGCACGATAATATTATCTTTCAATAACTTATTATACAGAATACAGTCCCAGGTTCTTACAGAAGAAAAGATATCGGTATAGTTACACTTTGCATCGTAAGCCATTGTAAGAATCAAGTTAATGATCCTCATCTTATCTTCTAGTCGATCAACTAACTCTACGTCACGAATATTATAGTCAACAAACAACTCCCAGTCCTTGGTATAGAACTCTTTAAACGTTGCATGAGGATTCTTTAACTTATTTTCACCGAGCTCTTCCATAGCCACGGTATCTAGTTTATAATTCTCAACCATCTTATAAGAGAACTTCTTATACAGATCCATAAAGTCAAGAATAGAGATACCGCACCACTCGTACGCCAATTGAGTACGTCCTCGGGCAGTAGGTACTTCGTACTGCCTAATATAACCCCAGGGTGAGCATTCATTCAGAGCCTTCTCACCAAGTACTTTTGTAATGCGAGAAGACAGGTATGCAATATCGAATAACTGACTATTCCAACCAGTCGTCACATCTGGGTAATCGGACTTATGGTGATTAATAAACTGACGTAGAAGATCAAATTCATCCTTACACTGAACGTATACAGAATTAGGTTTCTTACTTAGATAAGGACCACATCCAAACGTAGTAATTACCTTGGTATTAAAGTCCTGTACAGATATAAGGGTAACTTGTTCTTGAGCAGTCCTGGGTTCAGGAAACCCGTATTCTGTAGTAGTCTCAATATCGATAGTTACTATCTTCATCAACGATATATCGAATTCAATGGTATCAGGAAACATCTTACTGATGAACTGATAACCATAACTTCTATTACCGAAGATAGGGAAGTTACTTACTTCTTTATATTGATCCACAAAGGCTCGAGCCTCTTTGATCGTACTGAACTTAATCTTTTCAAGATTCTCACCCACCAGGGATTTATATTCTGATGGCTTACCAGAACGAACATACAGGGTAGGTTGAAAGGGAATCTTTTGATTTACACGTTTTCCGTCTTTGAATCCACGGAAGTGCACGTAATCACCGCGCGTATAGATGTTGGTATAG